GTTAACTACGTTCAAGAAATTTACCGGGAACAGACGCCGACCGTTTGGGATGGCAAGGATTTTCCGAAGTCAACAAGCTTCGTTCTGACGCAAGGGCCGTTCGTTCAACAAGACGCGTCGGGCGCACCGCTTAAAGAAATTCTGTTCAAGTTCGTTGGCAGTCAGAACAACGACATTGAACCCGACAAGCCGAATATGTATGACCTTGCGTCGTTGAACTTGGCGCATTACCGCAATTCGGCCGATTACGAAGAATCGTGTTTTCTTGTCGGCCAGCCGACGCCGGTTATTACCGGCTTGACCGAAGAATGGTATACGAACGTTCTAGGCAAAAAGATTGGCTTTGGTTCGCGCGGCGGCATTCCTTTACCGGAAGGCGCAGACGCGAAGCTTTTGCAGGCCGAAGAAAACACGATGTTAAAGGAAGCAATGGAAACCAAGGAACGGCAGATGGTCGCCCTTGGCGCCAAGCTTGTTCAGGACAAAAGCGTTCAACGCACCGCAACCGAAACGAAGTCGGACAACGCCGCCGAAGGTTCCGTTCTGTCTTCGTCCGCTAACAACGTCACGACGGCGTTTGAATGGGCGCTTGAATGGTGCGACAAGCTGCTAGGCGGCGCCGGCACTGGCATTGAATACAAGTTGAACACTGACTTTGACATTGCCAACATGACGCCGGAAGAAATCACGAAGGCAATTGACGCATGGCAAAAGGGCGCAATCACGTTTGAAGAAATGCGCGGCGAACTTCGCCGGGCCGGTCTTGCGAAGGTTGAAGACGCCGAAGCCAAGACTTCCATTGCAGCCGATCAAATCGCAGCTATGGAACAGGCCGCAGAGCATGACCCGGAACACAACCCCAAGCCGGAACCGGGCAAGCCGGCCCCTGCAACCGCTTAATGTGGGCACGCCATGACCGCACGCGATAACGAAATTTTGTTTGACCTGACGACGGCGTTAAGCCTGTTCGTTGAAGGCATCAAGCTTGAACAATTCCTGTTGTTCAATCGCGTGTTGCGTGAAGTTGAAGACGATTTGCGCAAGCTGTTTGGGCGCATCAATCACAAGACCTTAGACGGTTTGACGAAGGCGGAATTGAACCGGCTGTTGTTTACGCTGCGCAAGTCGCAAAGTCGGATTTACAGCGCATACACCGCAAAGCTTGTTGAACAGCTTGAAGCGTTTATGCAACTGCGCATTGAAATTGGCGCGGTTCTGTACGCGTCGGCATACAAGACGGCGAAGACGGGCGAGCCGGTGCAACTCAGCACGCCGGGCGCGTTCGACTTTATCGAAGACGAAAGCAAGTCGCTTCCGTTTTCGCCGCTGTTTGGCTTGGCCGTGATCCTGCCCACAGGGGCGCCGTCGTTATGGTCAACGATCAAGAATGCACCTATCGCAGCCAACGGCATTTTGCCGCTTAGCTTCATCGCAGCGTTCGGCAAGTCGGCACAAGCTGCGGTTGAAAACAGCATTCGCAAAAGCTATGCGAACCGCGACACGGTAGCGGCTGCGCTTGCTTCGCTAGTTGACACGTCGGCGAAGCAAGGTTTTTCAAGCGCGCTTTCGCGAATCGCTTTACAGGCTCGCACCGTCATTGACATGACGGTTGGTCACGTTGACCAATACGCATCGCAAGCCGTCGCGTCGGCGATTTACAACCGTTACGTTTGGGTTTCGATCCTTGACGACGGTACAACGCAGATTTGCCGCAGCCGCAACAAGCGTTCGTTCCGCTATGGCGATGGCCCCATTCCCCCGGCGCACTACGGTTGCCGAAGCGTGACCATTCCGCTTGCGTCGCTGTTTGGTGACTTAGATTCGCCGACGCTTTACACTTGGCTTAAGCGGCAGTCTGAGGAAGTGCAAGCGGAATTCATCGGCGCCGAAAATGCGGCTTTGCTCAGCGCAGACAAGATCAACGCAAAGCAATTTGCAACGTTGAAAGTTGGTAAGGCTTTACCCCTCAATCAATTCAAGTCAAAACTTGGGTTGCTCATTAACATGGTTCGGTGAACCATTCGGAGTCAATGACTATGGCACTCGCACGCAGGATCAACAAAGCGAAGTTTGACACGCTGGCCGACAACATCAAGTTTGAATATATCGCCGACGGTGACGATTTCGTTTTACAGACGGAAGGCGACGAAGACACGGGCGCGTTAAAGCGCGCGAACGCTCGCTTGAAGGATCAGCTTAAGACGATTGAAGACAAGAATGACAGTCTTCAAGTTGAACTTGAAAAGATCAACGCCAACCCGGCGCGCAAGAAAGGCGATATTGAATCCCTTGAACGCAGTTGGGCGAAGGAAAAAGACGAAGCCGTTAGCGTGGTGCAAGCGAAGCTTGACAAGACGCAAAGCTTCATTCGCAACACGTTACTTCAACAGGCCGCCGCTTCGCTGGCCGAAAAGATTTCGACTGCGCCCGCGATCATGCGGACGCACATTGAAAAGCGCCTTACCGTGGACATGGACGGCGAAACGCCCGTTGTCAAAGTGTTGGACGCCGAAGGCAAGCCGTCCGCTATGACGGCGGATAAGTTGGGCGAAGAATTCGTTGCCAACAAGGATTTTTCCGCTATCATTCGCGTAACCAAAGCGTCCGGCGGTGCCGGGCCTTCCAATGCCGGCGGTGCCGTCAAGTCTCCCGCCCCGGGCACTCCGGGCGACGGTGACAAACCCGCCAACTTAGCTAACGCTTCGCCTTCAACGCTCGTTGAACGCATCGAAGCTAGGAAGGCCGAACAGCAGCAAGCCACCTAACCAACAGGACGCGCAATCATGGCACTTTCCGATTTAGCTGTTTACAGTGAATACGCTTACGCGGCGATGACCGAAGTTTTGTCGCAGCAAATCGCCCTGTTCAACGGTGCGACGCGCGGCGGCATTCAACTTTCGCTTGCCGCCAATCAAGGCGACTTCAACGACATTGCGTTTTTCAAGAAGATTTCCGGTCTTGTGCGCCGTCGTAACGCCTACGGTTCCGGCGCCGTTGGCAGCAAGAAGCTTGAACACCTGATTGACACGATGGTTAAGGTTGCCGCCGGCACCCCGCCCGTTGAAATCGACCCGGGCCAGTTCCGTTGGATTCAGCAAGACCCCAAGCTTGCCGGCGCCATTTTGGGCCAGCAGTTAGCGGGCGATGCGCTGGCCGACATGCTCAACACGTCGCTTGGCATCGCGGTTGCCGCGCTTGGCACGAAGGCAGCCAACACGCTTGACAAGACGGCGGCCACCGGCAATGACGGCCTTATGAACTTCGCGAACCTTGGCGCGGGTGCTGCCAAGTTTGGCGACCGTTCCGACGCAATCCGCGCTTGGGTCATGCACAGCACGCCGTTTTTCCAAATGTACGGTCAAAACCTCGCGAATTCGGCCAACCTGTTTAACTACAGCACGGTCAACGTGATTCAAGACCCAATGGGCAAGCTGTTTGTGCTGACCGATTCGGCGAACCTGTTTACCGATGCGGCGGCCGACTATTACAACACGCTTGGCCTCGTTGACGGCGCCGTTCTGTGCCAACAGAACAACGATTTTGACGCCAACGAAGAAAGCAAGAACGGTGACGAGAACATTCAGCGCACCTATCAGGCGGAATGGTCTTACAACGTCGGCTTGAAGGGCTTTAGCTGGGACAAGACCGCCGGCGGCAAGTCGCCCGCAGATGCCGCGCTGTTCACCGGCACCAATTGGGATCAGTACGCGACTTCCCACAAGGATACGGCCGGCGTTCTGTTGAAGACGCTTGCGACGGCCTTACCCGAAGCCTAACGAAGCGATTTGAAACAAGGGGCTTCGGCCCCTTGTTTCGATTGCTATAACCAAAGGAACAGCCGAAATGTTCAAAAAGCCCCTTCAAGTTCTTTTCTTCGTTGACGGCACCGCGCCGACGCATGACGACATTGTTGCAGCGTCGCAGTTAAACGCGCATGTGATGTTTCGCAATGCTCGCGCTGTACCGGCCGAAGGCAGCTTAGAAAAATGCGACGGCGTAGCCGGCCACGTCCCGCCGCGCTATGCGGCCACGTTCCCGACCGCCGAAGCCGCCATTGCCGCCCGTGCCGCCGAAATGGCCGCGCTGGCGACCAAGACCGGCGACACCCCCGCCCCGGTAGCGCCGAAGGCCGTTGCGCCGGCCGCTGACGCCGCAGCCGCGCCCGCGCAGGCTCAGGCCGCCGGGGCGGGGGTGCCTGCCGCTCAGACCGACGCCAAGCCCGCTGACGCCAAGCCCGCCGGCCCGGCGTGGAACAAGGGCTAAGTCATGGCCGTTACAATCATCGTTGAAGACGGCAGCGGAGTTGAAGACGCTAACAGTTACGTTAGCGTTGAAGACGTGCGCACGTATGCAACACAACGCGGCGTAACGCTGCCGTCTGACGATGACGAGTTAGCCGCCTTGGTAATCAAGGCGGCCGACTTTATCGAATCGTTCGCTTGCGACTTTCAAGGCGCAAAGACCGATTGCGAACAAGCGATGCAATGGCCCCGAACGGGCGTCGTTGTTTGCTGCAACGAAATTGCAAGCAATGTCATTCCGAAGGAACTTAAGAAAGCGCAATGCGCTTCGGTTCTGGCGGCCAACGAAGGCATTGTTTTACAACCGAACATCACGCCCGAAAGCTACGTTGTTGAAGAAACTGTAGGGCCGATCACGACGAAGTTTGCCGACCCTTCGAAGGTTGGCATTTCCCCGCGATTCACTGGCGTTGACGCGCTGTTGAAGCCGCTCTTTGCCGCTTCCTGTGGGCAAGCCGGGCTTTCGCTCAGCACGTACCGGGTTTGAACAATGGCGCGCTTTGACCGTCAAATTGCAACCGCGTTGCGGCTCATTCAAAAGAACGGGCAACAGGTCGCTTGGCGGCAATCGCAGTCGCAGCCGGACCCGGCCGAACCGTTCAAGGTTATTCCGGCCGAACGTTCGGAGCATTCGCCGTTCGTTTGCTTCCTTCCGGTGAACAAAGAAAACCGCGAAGTGTTCGCATTGCTTCGCGGCACCGCAAACGTTGTAACTGGCGCGGAACTTGGATTGATGGGCGCTGTTGACTTCGCGCCTAGCGTCAAAGACAAGGTTATTCGCGACGGCAAAGCGTTAGACATTAAGTCGATTGACGTTCTGCGGCCCAACGGGCGCCCCATTCTCTACACAATCGAATTCAGCACATGACCGCAACTTATCCCCAAGCCGTTGACCAAATGCAAGCGTTGTTTAACGCGGCTTGGCTGGCGAACGCTGGGGCGGTTGCCGGCTACGTTCCTGACATTGAATGGCCTGACGTTACGAACGCCGAAGTTGACCGCGCGAAAGCATGGGTTCGCTTTTCGTCGCAAAACGTCTATGAAGAACGCACGTCGCTTTCAACCTGCGTAGGCGAACCGGGGCTTGCCCGGTATACTGGCGGCGGGCTGGCGTTCGTTCAAGTGTTCGTTCCGAAGACGATAGACAACGGCAACGCACTTGGGCGCAGCCTTGCGGACGTTGCGAAGAAAGCATTTCGCGGCAAGACGACAAGCGGCAAGCTTACGTTTCGCAATGCGAGAGTTGTAGACGTAGCGCCGGAAGAATTGTTTTACCGTTTCAACGCCGTTGTTGAATACGAATTTGATGACATAGGCTAAGGGAGTCACTGAAATGACCTGCGACGTTAACAAGCAAGATTCAAACATCACCGGCCTTGCCATCGCGGAAGAAGTTTGCTTAAAGCAACTGCCCACGATGGCCGTTGAAGGCTACCTTCCGAAATGGTTTGATCAGGAACCGAACAGCTATAGCGACTTCGGCCCGCAGACAACAAGCGTTGCCCGTGCGCCGATTGATCCGACGCGCCAGAACCGCAAGGGCACCATTACGGACCTTGAAGCGGCCGGCGGTTTCAATACCGACATGACGCCAACCAACCTGACGCGGCTTTTGCAAGGCTTTTTCTTCGCCGACGCGCGCCGCAAGCCGTCAACGGAAAGCTACAGCGATGCGACGCCGAACGTTGCGTTAACCGCTGTTGATTCCGCAACGAAGGAATATCGCGCCGCTTCCGGCTTGCTGCCTTTCGCGTTAGCCGGCTACCTTGTCAACGCGTCC